ATAATTATGGAACTTTCAGCTTACATACTTTGGAACGCTTTTATAACTCTGGTACTAGCTCCTATTTTTTACACGATCAGAGCAAACACAGCAGAAAATAAAAGGATTGACATTCTTTTAAATAAGACGCGAGAAGAATTAGCAGGTAACTATGTTACTAAAGTAGAACTGGCAGACGATATTGATAGAATTCTAGAAAGTATTGGAAAGCTTGAGAAAAAAATAGACAGACTTTTTGATAGGAATATATAATGGCTAGGAAAAAGAAACAGTCGAAGAAGACACGATCCAGGGCAAGCGTAGTTCGTCAGGACTATCGCAAGGGTGGAAGAGTTGGTCTTGATGAAGGTGGAACAGCTAACCCACATACTCATAGGCTTGTAAAAGAGCCAGGAGATGAGGATGGCGGTACTACTAGCTCATGGGTTCCTCATCCTCCAACGGGATCAGGTAATACTACTCCTCCTTCAACTGTACCTCAATCTGAAATAACTAAAGTAGAAACTGCTATACCTTCAGCCCCTCCTCCAGGCACGGGTGCGTCTGCTCCTTCGCCTGATCCTGCTCCTACACCTGAAGCTCCTAAACCAGAAGACTATACAAAGCCTGATCCAAATAATGAAGAAGGAACAATACCAGATCCAGACGCTTATGCAAAAGCTCAAGAACAATATACGAGGGACATGGAAGCTTGGAATAGAGGCGAAGCTTTAAGAAGGGCTAAACTATATGGACAAGACGGAACTACTTCAGCAACTATTTCTGATCAGATCGGGACATTTGGAGGATCAGTCACTACACCTGAAATAGATGTTGCTACTTTAACTCCTGAAGAAGGAATAACAGCTACAGAAGATATTCAACAAGTAGAAGATTATCAAAATATTCAAGCTCCTCAAGGCGTTACTATAGAGCAAATGAGGGCAGCACAAGGAAACGTAAATACAGCCGCTCTTCCAGAAGGTTTTGATCCTGCTACATACGCGGCTGCTGTAGCTGGAGAGCTTGATAAGATAGCTCCTGCTCAAACAGACGAACTTAGAGAAGCAAGAGCCGATGAGATTAGACAACTTACTCAAGAAGCTGTTGCAGCACAAAGAGACACCTCTGCCGAAGAAGCAGCTAAAGCTACAACTGTAGATGCTGTTATTTCAGACGGGGCCTTTGCGCCTGGAGTCGTTGGCGTTGGTGGGCAGGTTTCTCAAACAGCAGACGCTGAAGTTCAAACAAGAACAGCGATTACAGGTACTGCGCCTACAGCACAAGAAGCTCAAATTATTAATACATTAGGATTTGAAGCTGCTCAACGAAGCGCAGTACAAGGAGAAGCAAGAACAGGTATAGCTTCTTCTATGCTTGCAGAAACTGCAATAATTCCAGAGTCTATTGCTTCTGCTATTGTAGAAGACCCCGCAACAATGGAAGCTCAAATAGCAAATGAAGACGTTACTGTTCAAGCAGCAGTAGCTGCATTACCTACCGAAGCTTTAATGTCTGCTCAAATGGAAGCTCTAGTAGGAGGATTAGAATCAGGAGAAATACCAGCATGGGCTAAACCAGCCGTAGATGTTATTTCTCAGAACATGGTACAAAGAGGACTAGATGTTTCTACAGTAGCTAGAGATTCTTTGTTTAATGCTATTATACAAAGTGCTTTACCTATTGCTCAAGACAACGCACAAGCTTTGCAGGCTAGAGCAGCACAAAATCTTTCAAATCAACAACAGGCTAATCTAGCTGAAGCTCAACAAGAACAACAGCTTCGTATGCAGAATTTAGCCAATCGTCAAGACGCTGCTAGTCAAACTGCACAAATGGCACAACAGATGGGAGTGCAACAAGGTCAGTTTAGACAAGAGGCTGCTTTAACTACGGCACAACAGCAACAGCAATCAAGATTACAAAACTTACAGAATAGGCAAAATGCAACAGTTCTGAATGCTCAAAATCAACAAGCAATGGCTGTTCAGAATTTAAGCACAGGAACTCAACTAGATTTAGCTAATTTAGAACTTTTAAATGAATCTGGAAGAGAAAACATGTCTGCCGATCAACAGGGTAGACTATTAGAATATCAAACTGCTGCTCAGTTTATGAATCAAAACGCTGACTTTACTCAGCAAATGAGAAAAGCTAATTTATCTTCACAGCAACAAATTCAATTAGCTAATTTGACAGCTTTAAATCAGGCTAGTACAGATAATTTAAATTCTTCGCAGCAGACCGAGCTTGCTAATCTTAATAAGCGTATGCAAATGAATTTACAAAATTCAGAACTTGCACAGCAGATGGGGATAGCACAATTAAATGTAGATCAGCAACGAGCCATGCAAAATGCAACGATGGTTGCTAATATGGACATGACTAAATATACGACTGCTCAACAAGTAGAATTAGCTAATAGTAAATTTATGCAAACAATGACGCTTACTGATTTTAACGCTAATCAACAAGCAGCTATACAAAACGCAACGTCTTTAGCTTCTTTAGATTTAGCTACAGCAGATCAGAGGACTAAACTAACTATTGAAAACGCCAGAAACTTTTTACAGACAAACATGGCTAATTTAAACAATAGACAACAGTCTGTGGTTTTAGATTCGCAGTTAAGACAGCAACGAATGTTATCTGATCAGGCAGCGACAAATGCTTCAAGACAGTTTAATTCCACATCTGAGAATCAGACTAATCAATACTTAGCTAGTTTAGCAGCTAATATGGTTCAATTTAATTCTCAACAAGCTAATGCTATGGAACAGTTTAATATTACTGAAGACAATAGAATGACGGCTATTGAAGCAGGAAATGAAATAGACGTAGCTAAATTTAATAATGAGTTAAGCGCTAAGATTGATCAGTTTAATGCTGCTTCAGATTATCAAAGGGACGCATGGAACGCGGCTAATGCACAAGCAGTAGAACAATCTAATGTTGCTTGGCGAAGACAGGCGAACACAGTAGATACAGCAGCACAAAACGCTGCCAATCAGCAGAACGCTATGAATACTTTTAATTTAACAAAAGACGCACAAAACGCGCTTTGGCAAGAGTTAAGAGATAAAGCTACTTATACTTGGCAAGGCGGTCAAAATCAATTAGATAGAATTTCTAGATTAATGTCTACTGCTTTATCTAATGATTCTATAAAAAGTGGAACTAATTTAGGATGGGGCGATGGCTCTTTAGCAGATCTATATGATCTACTTATAACATAAGGATACAATAATGGGTATTTTAAGAAAACTTTTTAAAGGCGTTAAAAAAGTCTTTAGCAAGATTGGCAAAGGAATTAAAAAGGTTGTCAAGAAAGTCGGTAAGTTTGCTGATAAGCTTGGTATTGTAGGCCAGCTTGGTCTTATGTTTGTACTTCCTCATATAGGCGCAGGACTTATGAGTGGATTAACAAAGTTAGGATCGACTTTAGCTGGAAGCTCTTCTTTAATTGCAAAAGGTGCAGGAGCCATTCTTAATACCGGATTAAAATTTGCCACTACTGTTGGTAATGTTTATCGTACCGTTACTGGAGCAGTTACAGATTTCATAGGAACCGCTGGAAAATATATCGGCGGTAAGTTGAAATTACCAGGCTTTGAAAAAATGTCATTAGAAAAAGCATGGAGTACTTATTCTAATGACGTAATGAAAAATGTATCAAGTATTATAGATCCTTGGAAACAGGCTGTAACAATTAACCCTGCTTTCGGTTCAACTGTTGCAGACCAAGCCAAAGCAGTAGGCATGTCTCCAGAACAGTTTGTACAAAATTATACTATGCCTGAAAATGTAGCTGCTAGTTTAGAAGGTTTGTCTGGTAAAGAGTTAGCTAACTTTAGATTTGATTCTGTCCGAGAACGAATTTTTAAACCTGGACAAGCCTCTACTGTAAAGGCTTCGGTACTTACTCCGATTACCGAGCCTTTTCAAGCGGTACGAAATACAGACTTTTGGGGCTTTGCTCCTGAAGTTGTTCCTCCTACAGGGTCTTGGATTACAGACCCTGAAAATGCGGGGAGACTAATTCAAACTGGTCAAGCAGAGGGAGTAACAAAAGCAATTACACCCGCTCCAGGGACAGTAGAACCAAGCGGTGTGGTAGGGTCTTCTGTTGTATCTCCCGAAACACAAGCATCTTTATTGGCTCCACAGCCAGAAAAAGGGTGGGTTAGACAATCATTAGAGGCTGTTCCTGGTCAGACAGCAACTGCGGTAGCGACAAATGTTATACTATCAGAAATTCAGGGAGATTCTCCTGAAATTCCTAAGAACGAAGTATTAAGCGGAGGCTTTGATTATTTTTCTCCTTCAGACGTTAGGGTTGCTCAAGAAATCAGATCACAGCCGCTGTACCAAACGCCTGTTGTATCTGTGATGGGAAGTAACATAGTAAGGAATGGAAGTGTTAGTGGTAGTTCTGTTTATGAAGAAGTTCTTAGGCGTGGGCTAGGTTAGGATAGGTTAGTAATAAGGAGAATAAAGACTATGGCAGATCTACAATCACTTGGATTACAACCAGAAAAAGGTCTTGATCCTGCAATTCAAGAGTCTGTTGCCAATGATAGATTATCTTTGGATAGACCTATACCAGGAGAATCTTTGACTAACGACCCCGATAATCCTTATCCTTTTGAAACTACGCCTGAATATGCAAACAGGACAGACGCTTTAGAATATCTATTTGCTTCTTTTGTAGAAGAAGGTTCTTATGAAAAGCTATTAAATTTAATGGCTAATGATATTCCAGTTATGACGTTATCACAAGTTTTTATTTATAAAGGTTTTATAGAAGGAAAATGGAATCCTGATTTAATGCTCATGCTTGCAGAGCCTACTGCTTATATACTTATGGCTTTAGCTGAAAGAGCAGGAGTAGATTATAAAATAATTCCTGACGAGGATGATGATGAATTAACAGACGAAGAAAGGCTTGGAGAACCAGAGCCAGAAGATGAAGAATATAAATTATTTGGTAAAAAATACACGCCAGAAAAACTAAAGGAAATGGAAAGAAAAAGTAAAATATCTGAAGGTGTTTTACCTACTGAGATTTCTCAAAAAATAAAAGACGTTCCTGTTCCTCGCGGATTATTAGCTAGACCGGAACAAGAGGCCGTATAGGAGTATTAGATAGATGGCTCAACAAACCGATCAACAACAACTTGCAAAAGTATTTGGGTCTTTAATGGCTGCTAAAGATAGTGGCGATCAAGGCCCTGATCCACAAATAGAATATTATAAGCAACGGGAAAAATTTGAAAAGCGAAGAATGGTTAGTAGTATTCTTGCGCCTATTGCAGGTCAATTTTTAGGAAATTTAGTTGCTGCTCCTTTTAGAGAACCTGTACAAGATTTTTTAGATACTCAAAAAGGCCGTGATCTATATGGACAATGGGCCGCGCATGATATAGAAAGAAGAAAGGTAGAAGCTCTTACTCAACAAATGGAAAACTTTGATGGCTCTGGAATAGATTATTATAGACATATTAATAAACAAAGAATGGATACTGAGTTTACAAATAAATTCGGAGAAAAATGGTATGAACAGCCTTCTATGCAAGCTATAGCTCAAAATTATAATGATCATCTTGATACTATTGCTAGGAAAGAATATAACGAATATTTAGAAGCAGTTGATTATTATAAATTATTTCCTGATCAAGAAACCTTTCTGGAAAATATAGAAAGGTATGGGCCAAGATCTTCTAATTTAGGTCAAGCTGTTTATAGAAGAATTAAAAGAGCTATAAGCGGTCAATCAGAAGAAGAATATATAGAGCAAGCCATCTTAAATATAACTGGAGTTAATTCTCATATTTTTGCGCAAAAGATGGACGATCCTCTTATTGGATCTGACGATGTGTCAATGGATGTCGAAACTTTTAGAGACTCAATAGCTAGAAGCATTTCTCCTGTTTCTCGCGAAGAAATGTTTGCATACATACAAGAAGCACAAGAACAGTATATGCTTACTCCTTATGGGCAGCAAAGAACTTTTGAAAACCAACAACAGATTCTTAACGATGCAAGCCGAAGGCATGTATCTGCTTGGAGAACTTCTAGTCTGACAGGAGATGCAGAAGGATGGTCATCAATACATGAACATTCTTTTAACACGTTTCGAAATAACAACGATGGAAGGCTTCCTACTTCAGACGAATTAAATTTTGAAATAAATAAAATATTAGGAATAGAGCTTGTTGATCATAAGGGAGAAATTTCGAATGCTTTTCTTAATGATGATATGTTTAAATTTTTTCGAGATGGAGAAACTATTGAATTAGATGATGGTGAACAACGATATGTTACAGGTTTTAATGAAAGTATTTTTAATAAACTATTCAATAATCCTGAAAGACAAGAAAATGTACCGTGGAATCCTGAAGAGAGCCTTGAAGGTAATTTAGAACGCGCTTCGGCTTCTAATAAATTTGGGACTACCGCAAGAGAGTCATTTGTGAATACAAGGAACAACTATTTAAACCACATAATTTCAACTGCTAAAGATATGCAATCTATTTTGCTTGCTAATGGCATGATTACAGATATTGATTTTTTAGTAGGCCCAGGAAAAGAAGTTGAGCAGAAAAACATGCTTCTTCACTTGTCTGAAAGAATAGCGAGGGATTTTGTAGAGCGAGGAGATATAACGATTTATGAAAATAATCTTTGGAGTTTTGATGGAACAAGTCCTAGTATAACTAAGAGAATGTTGACGGGTCAGGTTTTTTCTAGGGAAGCGATAGCCTCTCTTCTTCAAGATGTTGAAAATGATTCAGAAATAGAAAACGATTTACAGACATTAGAAGGCCCAGATGTACCAGTAGCAGGCACAGATGTACCAGGAGCAGGCACAGATGTACCAGGAGCAGGCATAGATGTACCAGGAGCAGGCACAGGTGTACCAGGAGCAGGCGCTGCGAGTGAGGATGAAGAAGAACCATTTCTTGATCCTTCACCGCTTTCTCAAATTACACAAGAAAATAGACCTCCAGATTACGGTAATAAAATAGCTAGTGAATTAGCAACAATATTACAAGGAAGCGGGTTTGCGTTAGGTTCTCCTGAAGACGTACCTATAATGTTAGAATATTTTAATAATTTTAATGAAGAGCAATTAAATATACCAGGAACAAGAGCTTTTAATTTTATGACTCTTCCTTTTTTTAATAGCCTTCAACAAAATTCTATAGATCCTATAGCTATTCCAGGTTCAGATGGTTTGTTTATGCGTATAAGCCCACAAAGACGGCCTCACGCATCAACTATCTTAAACACGATTGAAGAAAGCGTAGATGGGAAATTTTTACAAATTGAAATAGGAAGATTTGAATCGTTATCAATTGAGAAACCACCTGAATTTGTGCTAGGACGAGGAACGCTGGCTACAGAAGTAGAGGAACGTGCTTCTATCGAAGAAGAGGGGATGTTTGTGCCTTTGAATAGTAGAGCGTCTAGAGAAGCATTGAGAAATTTGGAAATACCTAATGAGATTTCTACTCATTTAGCTGTTATAGCTAATAACTCTTATATTCCGTTATTGAAAGAATTAGATTCTTTAGAAGTTTCCATAAATGACATGATACCTAAAACTACTTTTGGTGGAGGTCGCTATATGGACTCAAGGACAGGAGAATATAAAGGAGACACTCCAGAAGAAATAAGAATAAATCAAATTAAAATGGCGTTAGATATTATGCAACGCTCTATAGGAGTTCCAGGCATAGACAAAGCAGGGCCTCGTCCTATTATGCACGATCTCTTGTTACAGTCTTATATGAAACATATAGGGCCAACTGATGATGAAGAAAGGCTTTTGATTTCTCGACTTTCTGATGCTGACATGAGTGGCCTTATAGCAAAAGGAACTGAAGCTTTATTAAATACTCCTCTTGGCCCTGGTTCTAGAACCTTATTAAGAGAAGCCCCTGAATATTTTGGATCGGCAGCGGTAGAAGCTGGAGGCTCCTTGCTAAGAGCCGCCAGAGATGTTGATGTTGGCGCGGGAATAGAAAGAGCGACAGAAGCGGTTGGTGAAGGAGCAGCAAGAGCAGCACGAACAGTTACAGAAGCTGGTAGATCTTTATTAGAAGGAGCTAGAGACAGGCTAGACAGTGTATACTTCCCTGGACTAGGGAACCGCGCACTTGCAGCTAATGTAGCATTTAAAGAGTCTATTTCAAAAAGACCTCTTGAACAGCGGAAAGGACAGGACGGGTCTTTTTCTAGGTTATCTTCTAGTCAACAACAAGAAGCACAAGATAGTAGATTTTTAAAAGATATTAGAAATTATAATTTCGATAGATTAAATATTAAAGATAACTGGACAGCAGATACTTATCTAAACCTTTTAAATGACGCAATTATTTTAGCTGAATCGTCAGGAGATTTCCAAGCTGAACATTCTGAAGGAGCTTCTGGAGGGTATCAGTTTAAAGAAGAGTCTGCAAAAACTGCTGCTAGAAGAGTTATTAATATGTCAAATAGGATCACAGGAGGAAAAGAAAATCCTCCTCAATGGGTAGTAGATGTAGCTGAAGGAACTCTAGGAATATTAGATCTTTCTCCTATGCGACAAAGGATTCTTTTTGAAGGAGATATGTTTGAAAGAGAGGGAACCGATGAAGTTGTTTCTTCTATTCTTCAAGGAGATATAGAAGCTTTGAATACCTTCTATTATGATTTCCACCACACCGAACCTGATTTGCAGTCAGGAACTAGAAGTAATTGGGAAAAATCTGTAAGAAATATTTTAAATCAGTACGGGCTATAAAGAATGGCTAAATCTTCCGATTATAAAGATCAATTTTATTCTGAGCCTTTAACAGGCAGAGGAGCTTCTGCTTTAGAAAGATTTGGATATGGTTTATCTCGTTCGACTTGGTTGGGAGGAGAGCTTTATCGTATGGGTAAAGCTAAACTACAGCCAGGAGACTACAGAGAAAATATACAAAGATTAGAAACTGAAAGATTAGAGCGTTTACAAGAAAAGTATCCTGATATAACTCCAAAAGAGGCTTCTAGTGGCGCTGCTTTATTTGGAGAAGCTGTTGGATTAATGGCTGACCCTGCTGTGTTTGGAACAATGTATTTAGCTGCTCCTGCAAAGGGTGCATCTTTATCTCGGTTGGCGTTAAGAGCAAGATCAGCAGGTATTTTCGGTGCTGAAGGAGCCGTTCGTTCAGCTACTTATCAAGCATCCAGAGGAGAAGAAATTGATCCGACAAATGTTTTATTAAGTTCTGTACTAGGGGGAGGATTGGGCGCGGTTTTTCCTATGGTAGGACAAAGAAGAAGATTATTGGGTGGCCCTAAAGAAGAAACAGGTTTAAAGCCGCTGACTCCTCAACAAATAGATAATCCAATTTCTTATAAACCCGCTAGTGAGATTTCTCCTTCTGAAGCATTACAAAAATATAGGGACGAGATGAGGCCGAGGATAGTTGATACGCCTTTAACTGCTTCCAAAGAACAGGCTATACATAGCTCGTTAATAGCAGCTAGAACCCGTCCTGATATGCCTAAGTCTTTATTGGAAAACGTAAGGGACATTCCTAATAATAATGAAATTCCTGCTTATCTTGAAGCTCTTGATGCAAGAATTAAACAAGAAAGACTTAGAAGGGTTAACAAAGAAGTCGGGGCTTTGTCCGATAAAGAGTTTAGAGCTTTAAGAGAAGAAAGAATTAGGGCTTACAAAGAAAAAAAAGAGTTAGGGTATAATACTATAGATCAAGCGATTGACATTTCTGATGGAGCTATGGCAGGAATCTCTCAATTAGCTGAAGATGGTCTTCTTTCTCCTACGTCTATAAGACGAGCTATTATAAGACCTATAATAGGTGCAGCAGGAGGCTATGGAGTAGGAGCGACTGCTAACCTATACACAGAAGAAGACAATATAAATCCTATAATGTTTGCTTTGATTGGCGCTTCTGGTGGAGCTTTATCTGCTAAACTGGCTAATTCAACTTTTTCGCCTTTAATAAAAAAAGCAGGAAAAGAAGCGGTAGACGATACAATTAAAAATACCATTTGGTCACATGCTTCTGTTTTATTTGCAGGAACTATGGCTACAAGAGCAAACGCTTTTGGAGGTAGATTAGAAGCTTTGTCTAGAATGCTCTTCAATCAGGTAGGTGCAGACGCTAGAGGAGCTTCTAGAGTAGCTTTAGAAACTCAAAACTCTTTAGTAAGCCAGGAAATAAACACTACAAGGAGGATTTTTTTACAGGATCAAACATTAGGAGATACAAAGATTTCTTTGTTAGGGTTTAATAAAGACATAGTTCGTTATAGAGAAGCCGCTGGTAAATATACCAGAGGATTATATGGACAAGTTGAAACACGACAAGCCATTGAAGGGCTAAAGAAGGCTGGTTTTAATGATGCAGAAATAGAAATGATTCGATCTGTTTCTAGAGGAATGAAAGATCAAACTGGCAAATTAGCGAATGAAGTAAAAGCAGTTTTACCAGAGGTTGAGCTACTAGACGATTATGGTCTTCCTCAATTTCACAACTATGCCAAGATTATAAAAAATGAAAAAGCTGCTAGAGAAGCTTATACAAGGGCTTTTAGAGTGCAGGCTAAGACAGATAGTCGTATAAAAGATCCGGTAGCCGCCGCTAATAAATATATAGATGATATTATAAGAACAGGTTCTCCAGGAAAAAAGACTGGAGGACAATGGATAGGCGCAGATTATACTAATCCTAACATGAGAATGCGTCCTCTTATTAAGAATTTTGAATATGACAGACAACTTAAAGATATTAACGCTGTTAGAGAAATAGAAGACTTTATGGTGTGGGACGTAGAAGAAGTCATGTCTCGGTATGTAGAATCAACTATTCCTTCGTTGTCTTTTGCGAGGACATTTGGAGGAAGGGGAGAAGTTATAACTTCAATGAAAGCCGCTATCGCTAAAGATTTTAAGAAAGCAATGGATAATGCTTCATCTCCTTCTGAACAAAGAGCATTACAACGTGTTTTAAATAAAGAAATGAAAACTATACATGATATGGTAGACGCTTATCATGGAAGGCTTCATGCTGCTCATGGTGTAACATCTAATAATATAGCTAATAATGTTTATGCCGTAGCAACAACATTAGCAAACTTGACATACCTACCGAAAGTTGTAATTACTAGTTTAGGAGATCTGGTACAGCCTTTTCAAAACAGTGGAGTATTTTCAGCCATGAAAGGATTAGGAAGAACTTCTAGTAAAAAAGGTTTTCACAAAGATGGGTTTGGTGATGTAGGTGTTTTAGAGCATGAGTTACGGGCTTATGCCATGAAAAATAATAATGGATCTACTCTTCAAGATGCTGCTTATGCTGCAAACCAGAAGTGGTTTAAGATTAATGGATTAGCAGCTTTAACAGGTTTTGCTAGAAAGTTTGCTTACAATACTGGAATAGAAGAGGGTTTTAAAATTGCACAGAAACTAGGAACAAGTCAATCTAGATCACTAAGAACGAGTGCCAATAATTTGGGAATTTCTAATGAAGTAGCAGACTATCTCCGAAAGTTTAAAACAGTAGACGAAGCTTGGAAAGACCAAACCGCTAACACATATTTGAACAGAATTGGTGTTAAGGCTGCCGATAGAGATGCCCTTATTCCTCAGATAGGCAATAGACGAGGTTTTTCACAATCTAAAAACCCTGCTATTCGTGCTACAGGTCAGTTCTTATCTTGGGCGCAGGCTAAAAGCGCACAAACAAATTCTCTGGTTAAGAGGATGGAATCAGGAGATGCGGCTTTAGCTGTTAGAATGTTAGGGTCTTTAGTTCTTTATGATGGTATTTTAACCTTTAGAGATTTTCTAAATGATCCTACAGGGAAAAGATTAGATAGAAAGGGAGTTCAAAGCTATCCTGAAAACTTTGCTCGCTTAGAAACAATAGGAAGAGCGAGCGACTTGTCAGGAAACTTTACTCCGTGGTATATAGGCAAGGTTGCTCAATTAATGTCAACAAACACCGCTTATAATCCTGTTTCTAATATTGCTCCTAGTTTAGGGTGGATGTGGGACATGATGACAGGGTTTTCTCCTGTTCCGTTTAAAGGAAACGTAGGTACTGTTTGGAGTAATTTAGCAGATGATGATCCAGAAGGAGCATTAGTTCAAGTTCTAGATAGAGCGCCTTTAGGAAAAGAGATCATGGCTTTAAGAGAAGTTCTCCTAGATGATCCATTAGTAGACCGAAGAGCTTTAGCTAAAGGTGGAGTTGTTGAAAATGTACCTCAAGTACCAGAAGAGCCTGATGAAAGAATAGATAAAATGACAGGACTTCCTTATAATGTACAAGCTGGTAAAGCTTTTATAGATGAAGAGGACAAAGAAAAAAGAACTGAATTAAATAAGGGTGGAATGGCCTCACGAATAGCATTATTGATGAAGGACGAACCAGGTAAACTTCTTCCTAAAGTAGCTTCTGTAAGGGATTATACTCCTTCTGCTAACGTATTAGAAAATTTAAAACGATCTAAACCAAAGTCTACTAAGACTTCTATTTCTGATGCTGGAAAAGATTTGGAAAAATTGCAAGCTGCAAGTGATGCTGTCATAGATTCTAAATCATAGCAATGCTCCTATACCTTGAAACAGATCTTGACAACGCTTACAAAATAGATTGTAAAGAGCGTACAAAGAAAGACAAGCCTTGGATACAAAGGGAAGAGTTTCGAGGGCTTTATGAAGAACTTATAGAGTTATATATGGAAAAGGCTCAAGACCACATCTTTGTAGATATTGATTTAGAAGAGCTACCAGGATGGGTACTAGGAGAAGTTGAAAGGACGTTACAGCATGAAGTTGTATTCACTGAAGAGGAAGAATGAACCATATGGCAAACTTTGTTTTCGACAAACATTTTACAATAATTTTTATCTTGCTTATGCTTGGATTGCTTCCAGATGAAGTATTCTCTCAGCAGACAGGGACATGTACAGCAGGATCACAATACTGTGAAGCAAATTCGCTTGTGACAACCACAACGGGTACGAATACTAATACTAATACAAACACCAATACTAATACTAATACAAACACGAACACTAATACAAATACGAATACTAATACGTCTACGGCAACCAACACAAATAATAATACTAACGTAAATACAACTTCGTATTCAGGCTCGTCTACCAATACTAATGTTAATACAAATACATCAACAAACACTAACAGTAATACAAACGTAAACACGAACACTAATAACAACAACTCGACAGTTAGTTCGTCTTCTACAGCAACCAATACCAATGTTAATACGTCTACTGTTAATCAATCAGTAAGTAGCAGCAATGTAAATACATCAACCAGTACAAGCAATGCTACGGCTACTAATACGAATAATAACAATTCGGTATCTGAAAGTACTTCATCTTCGGAAGTCACGACAAATAATACAAATGTCAATACCAACGAAAACATCAACCGTAATGAAACGGTACAACGCATTGAACAGGACATTAATAGTCCTCCTCCAAGCGCAATCGCTCCGAGCATAGGAAGCTCTTATTCACAAGACCTATGTACGACAGGAGTGAGTGGTGCTTTACAGACTCAAATCTTTGGGTTCTCTGGAGGCAGAAGCGTAACTGATACAAACTGTGAGCGTATCAAGCTTTCAAAGACCTTATACGATATGGGCATGAAGGTAGCAGCAGTTAGTCTAATGTGTCAGGATGAAAGAGTATTTTCAGCTATGGAAATGGCAGGAACGCCTTGTCCTTATATGGGCAGTATAGGCGAAGAAGCCCAAGAGAATTGGGACAGGAATCCACAGGATCAACCAGACGGGATGGTTAGTGTTTCTCATAATTTTAAAGAGGCCGATAGCGATTCTGAATATGAATATCGTGTTTGGACAAAGGAAGAGTTTTGTAATGAAATGCCTGACGAAGCTGTGTGCCAGTCTTAGCCTTCTTCTAGGAGGACTTGCAAGCGCAACCGACTTCACTATAGGGTCAGCGTCTATTCTCGATCTGAGGAATCAGTCAGGCACGTCACAATGGAACATATCAGACGATGGTAGATCAGGAGCAATTAATTTAGGTTTTACATTTGGATTTTATGGAAATGAATACACTCAAGGATACATGTCTACGAATGGTTGTTGGTCGTTTACGACAGTCTATTGCAATGATTATACACCAGATCCGCTACCGGATACAGTTTATACTATCTACCCGTTTTGGACAGATCTTATCAGGGATAGCGGCTCTCGAATGCTTACCAAGTATTTTGATAATCCTAATGGCGATGACTATTTTATAGCGGGTTGGTATGATTTAAGAGAATACCATAGAGCCTCTGATAACACGTTTGAAATGTGGTTATATGAGAACTCTAATAACATCGAGTTCAGATACGAAGATCTAGACATTATCCGACATGATGTTCTGATTGGTACTCAAGGAAGTTCTACAGAATATGAGCAGTACCTGTTTCACGATGAATGCTCTACAGGATCTACAAATGTTTCTGAATCTTGTGTAACTAGTGATTGGAATAATACAGCCCATAATACAGCTTTAGAGAATAAGTCTCTAATGGTAGAGGTAGATATAACAGCGCAATGTACCGCTGATCCTTTATATTCTGTGAACTGTAATGGTTACGCACTGGCTTATTTTAATCAGCAATGCGGTATAGATGCTTTATATGATACAGACTGTACCGGATATGAACAGGCATACATAGATCAGCAATGTACTTTTGATCCATTGTATCACACTTCTTGTCAAGGATATGAGTCAGCAATGGCTCAACAACAGGCGATAGAAGATTCGTATACAATGGATGAGGAGTATGAAGACGGAAGTTACAGTCAGGAAGAGTATGATATGTACGGCTTTTCTCCTGACGAAATGTATATGAGTGAAGGTTATGAATCAGAAGAGGAGTTTTACGGATATGAGACAGACACTTGGGAAGATCCTTACTATGATCAGTACTACTATGAAGAAGATTTGGAATCGTTTGAAGAGCCTTATGAAGAGGAAACGCTAGCATTAGAACCAGAATATCTATATGATCCTGTCTGGTTTGATATGGAGTTCGATCCTACTGCTGATGAGTTTGTTATTTATGATGTAGATACAGAATATGGAGATTCTTATATTGCACAGTTAGATGAAGAGTATATCTTTGAAGACTTGGCAATCACTGAAAACTGGTTAGCTGTTGAAGATGATTGGCTAGAGGACGAAGCTTTAGAAGAATTAGAGCCTACACTTTTAGAGGAACAGGCCGAAGAAGTACTTGAAGAACTAGCAGAGATAGTAGAAGAGACTGAACTGCTTTTTATTGAAGACGAAGCTTTAGAAGATTTGATAGATGAGGAAGAACTAGAACTTCTCACAAATGAAGAAGCTTACGAAGAGCTAGTAGAAGAGGACAACATAGAGGCGATTGAAGAGCAAGAAGAAGCTTTGATTGGTGAGGAAGAGCCTGGAGAGGTTCTTGCAGAGTCTGGAGGGTCTAGTTCTTCTAGGGTTAGCTTTAACCAGGCTGTCTCTGTGGCCTTAAACTCTGTAAGAGATACAGGGACACAGGCTATGGGGTCTTCGGGGTCTGGAGAGGCTCTCAGTGCGTCTGAGGACGATGGTAGCGGAAGCTTCCTAAGAGATCAGGAAGAGCAATCATCAGGTCTTCAAGCGTTCCAGGCAGTAGAGATAGGCCCTGAAATAGCTGCTTCACCTTTTGAAATAGCGGAACAGCAGCAAGAACAACAGGCTCAAGATGAGTTGGTATTTGAAGACGGGGAAACCTTTTCACAAGCTGACATGCAGTTTGAAGATAATTTTAATGTGGCGATAGCTGTAGGAGGAGACATAGGAACATTCCTTAGTCAGCAAGATCCAGACTTCGGAAGGTTTGATATAGCTCCACCAACAGTCAGTGAACAGAGGATTGCACAAGCCGTAGAATCTTTAGCAGATCAGATAGGGGCAGAGGCTGCTCAAGAGAACTTACAAGAACAGCTAGATTCTATGATGCAGGATGGTGGATTTGATACTGATCAGACGGCAGCAGTAGCTTTCATGGGCTATAGAGAAGGCTTCTCACAGTACACAGGAATGATTCAAGTTCCTGATGGATCTAGCTGGTATCTTAGTACGACTATGTACGCTGAAGAAGATGTACAAGACAACAACTTTAGCTTTTATATGATGGCTGGAAAGTCTCAGAAGAAGTTGAATGATATGGTAAATGTTGAATATAATTAAATGACTAAAAGATTTTGGAAAACAAATAGTGTTTCTAACTATACAGCGAGTGAACGAATGGCAGAAGTAGAATACAAAGGAATAAAGGTCGGTGGAGGCAAGCTGTTATTAATATTGCCACTACTAGGCACACTTTCTGGTGGGTTGTGGGGAGGCTTTGAATTATATAATAGACTTCTGGATGCAGAAGCAAAGCTATCGTCCTTACAACCAGCAGCGATAACGGCTGAAATTAACAGGCTTGAGACAGTTTATGACATTATACGAGAAGAACTCGTAGCAGACATAGCTGGAGTATCTAACGATATTGAAGATGTGTCCCGTGACATAGACGAGTCAAATAGACTTTCAAGAAGCATCGAATCTTCTACTGCTGAAACGCAAAGGGAAGTTCGTAATGATATATACGGGATAGAAAGAGCTATGCAAACACAATTTCAAGACATGAACGAAGAACTAAGAACCATGAGAAGCGATCTGGATGATGAAATCAGATCTATAAACGAAGACTTGCGAGAGATACGCAGCGACTTAGAAGAAAGGATAGAGCAGATATTGGCTAATCCTTTAAACGATGTAGAATGAAGACATTTAATTTTAATCATCCTAAAGATGTAAACATGGGATATATAGAACACCTATGCTTTACATTAAAAGAAAGTGTAAGATCTTTAGTAGCTTGTATCGTTATGCTTATACATGGTCTTATTCCTTGTATATTTGATTGGTGGTACAGTGATCATATTGAAAAGACTAAAGAAAGACTAGATAAAGTAAATAAAGGTAGAATAAAATGATTGATAAACTAATAGGGCCAGTAACAAGCATTGTAGATAAGTTTGTAGTTGATAAAGACTTAAAGATGAAATTACAACACGAACTTGAGACAGCATTACACGATGCTAACATGGCACAGATAGAAGTTAACAAGGCTGAAGCTGCACATAAGAGCATCTTTGTAGCGGGGTGGAGGCCGTTTGTTGGTTGGGTCTGTGGTGTTGCACTTAGTTATCATTTTATTCTGGCTCCGCTTTTACAGTTTGGATTCGCTGTTGGAGGAATAGATCAAGAACTACCAGAGTTTGACTTTAGTCAGCTATCTACAGTACTGATGGGTATGCTAGGACTTGGTGGACTTAGGACGTTTGAGAAGATGAAAGGCGTATCAAGAGAGAGTAAGTAATGGCTAAGAAAAAAGACCCAAGATTAGCAAGAGCAGGAGTGTCAGGCTACAATAAGCCTAAGAGAACCCCTGGACATAAAACAAAGTCCCATGTTGTCGTGGCTAAAGAAGGGGATAAGGTAAAGACAATACGCTTCGGTCAGCAGGGGGTTTCTACGGCTGGTAAACCCAAAGCTGGTGAATCTGCAAGACAAAAGGCAAGAAGGAAATCCTTTAAGGCGCGTCACGCTAAGAATATATCGAAAGGAAAAATGTCAGCAGCTTATTGGGCTGACAAGGTAAAGTGGTAATGTAATGATAAACGAAATCTATAGCTGGATGGATCAGGTAATAAGACATTCCTTCTCTATTTGGTTAGCCATTCTTTTATTGACATTTATATGGGGGTCTACTGTATGGGCTGTCTCTAAATGGACAGGATGGTTTAAGGCTTACGCAAAATTTTTAAAAGAAGAAGAAGAGAAAAGAAACAGGAGATAATATAAAACAATGAAAGCCCGTCCTCTTAGACTAGCTTTTTATATGATATTATTGATTCAAATATCATGTTCTGTTGGGCCAAGGCGTAACGGCGCTTTAACTGTAGAACATCGTCCTGTAGATTATCCCTGCCCAAGAGGAACACTAAAGATGGGTGATCCTAGATTTCCTAAATTCTATACTTGCGAAAAACTTTGGCCTAGAGAAACATCATGGTAAGGAGATAACATGTTTACTAGAATTGCAGCAGCCGTTTCATTTGGAACAGGGATTACATTTGGTTTATTGTTCATAATGCAGTTGTTAATTTCAACTGGAGAACAGGCCATGACGGAGACTGAGAACTTCAGGCTTGGAGATTTCGTGCGTGTTGAACGAACTGAAGTTGTCGAGGTAAAGAAAGAAAAGCCTGAGAAACCTCCAGAACCAGAGCAAATGCCTGAAATGCCTACGCCTGATATGTTAAATAACTTTGATAACTCTATGGCTGTCTCTGTATCTGCGCCTCAAATTAGAACAGGTATGAGCATAGGCGGAGTAGGCTTTGGTATAAGTGATGGAGAATATCTGCCTATTGTAAAGGTAGCTCCTGTGTATCCAGCAAGGGCTTTGAACAGGGGCTTGGAAGGCTACGTTATTGTAGAGTTTACAGTGACTAGACAAGGAACAGTAAGAGATGTAGGCGTTGTAGAATCTACAAGTACTTTGTTTGAACGTGCAGCTATGGAATCTGCTTTAAAGTTTAAGTATAAACCAAGAGTCATTGATGGTGTAGCTGTTGAAGTCCCTGGTGTAAGAAATAAAATAACCTTTGAAATTTCTGCTTAGTTATAAACTATATTCAAAATTCTGTGTCTCTGCATTAAGACTTACAAGCTTTGCCCCGTTTCTAATATGATAATGTGTTGCCATTGGTGTAAGCGGAGACAGCGTAACAACTCTTTTTAAGTTTTTGATCTTCGCATATTTAAGAGTCTCTTGCATTATTTTCTTTCCCGCTCCCTTCTGTCTTGACCAGACAGTATAAGCAACGGCTATGTTTGCGTTTTTCTCATACTTACTGACCTTACTCATTAAGTCCAACTCACGAACAGTATGAGGTACATCATTAGTAAAGGCTAAACATATAATCGCTTTGGTTTCTTTCCCGTGTTTAAGGCCAAAAATTTTCCTATCAAACGACCTCCTCCATTGTAAATCTATTTCTGGTCTAACCGGATCTTCGGAAACATCTATAGTCTTTAGTTCTACAAGCCTCGCCTTTCTTGTCCAATTAGAATCAATACGGGTTTTTTCTTTAAACCGAGTAAGTATCGTTTTTAACACATCGTATAGTCCTTGTTTAATATAGGTAGTTCTTCTGTTGCTACGGGACTCCAACCCAACTTCCATCGGGAGCCTGCCTTGGACTTACTCCAACCCAACTTCCATCAGGAGCCTGCCTTGGACTTCCTCCGACCCAATTACCGTCTGGAGCCTGTGTTTGTGAGTAAGCCTGTGTCAAGAGAAATAGAAAAGCTATTATCGTAATTACCACTAGAAGCCAAGATAACTTCAAACCCATTTTACTTTCCCACACTGGCACAACCGTTTCGGAAGTGGCTGTTTAAAGTTTGTAATTTATCGTCTGCTTCAGCTAGTAACGCTATTAACCCGTCTAAAGATTCCATTATGCTAGGATGTTCGGCTACTCCCACGCTACTCATTAGGTAGTTTTCTATGTCTATCTTAATTCCCTCTATCTGTGCTTCGTACTTAAGTCTCAAAGCTTTTATTTTTGGGTGTCTTCCCACGCTGTCTCTCCTTGTTCTTAAGTGGCATCGTCTACAATCTCATATATCCAATAATCTAAAATCATATCTCTAGGTATAATCATTGGAGTGTTGATAGTTTTCTTATCCTTCTCATAAAAATCTGTGCATAAAATAATAGCATCGGAGGTTTCTTTAATCAAGAACCCTATGGTAGACCTGACAACTGGCTTTAGTTTTCTTGCGTCTTCTAAAGTAAAATCATCTGTGTCTATCCAAGCATCTCCCCATTTTACTTCTACAACTTTCATGTTAAACAAATCGTTGCAAGATTCCACTAAGAAGTATAAACATTCCTATAGCATTCAATGTTATTAAAGCCCTATCTCTCCATATACACGCTACACAAAACCATCCAGTAACTCCTACAAAAGATAAAAGAGTGTCTAAATAATTAGACCCGTCTGAAGCTCTTATAGCCATCGCTGCTATTAAGCATAAAGAAGCGGCCCATTTAATGCACCAGGACAATTTATCTTTAGGCGTTGTATCTTCTAATCGCATTTTAAATTCCCTAATTCTTCTTCAAGAATTTTGTGAAGAGGTTCCAAGTATATTCGCCCTTCCCTTATTATTTTTTTTATGATAGGACATTCATCTTTATTGAATACTTTTTTAACATCCTTTTCTGGAAGACCGCTTAATTCGGTTACTAGGTTTCCTTTTGAATCAATCAAAATTCTAAATGATAAAATGTTTCCTTCTTTTGTCATATAATTTCACAGGTTCCTGCGGAACAGGCAAGCTCTTTAGTGTTCTCTGTCATGTCTTCTGTCTCATATTCAGGAAGCCTTGACCAATCAACTGTATCTGTAGTTTTCTTTAGCCACTCTTTATATTCTTTAGCAGTTATCTCTTGGTAAGGGGCTTGTTGATAAGAGTGATCGGAATAAGGAAGAAAAGATATACCAGAAACAGAATCAAAATTCTTATGCACCCATGCTCCTACTTCCAACCATTCTGATTCTTTGACAGAGATAGTTACAGAAGGCTTATGCTCACACCAATTATCCTGGTAACGCTTCCAAATACTCAAATGTTCAAGGGCTGTTATGTCTTCCCTAGTTATAGCTCCTTCAGGAGACTTGATAGGAAAGTAAAACACAAACGTATGGTCTGGTTTAGTTATATCGTCTTCGTAGTAAACTCCCTGATCAACCATAAGTTTTGCTAGTGGGTCTTTTTTATCTGCTCTGATTGTTCTCAAGTAATAAGGGCTGTGCCTTGTGTGGATTCCTGATGCACTGTCTACTAATTGGCTAACAGTTCCGCTAGGTTTCACACAAGTAACTGCTGCTGATTGATTGATTCCTAGTTTCTTTGCCCATTTTTTATTCTCTTCAACAGCTATTCGTTTTAAGCGTTCAAGATCAATACTTCCGTCTACCATTCCTTTATTATCAAGAATCCCTGTAAAAGAAACACCAAGCAAAGCTTCTTCTTTTGTATTGTTTTCCCATGCTTTGCTTAAATATCTAAAATTAGTAAGTGTAGCTTGGAAAGTTCCTAAGATGGTAGCCAGCTTTGTCTTTCTTTGAATGTCTTCTAAAGTATCCTCTGCTCTAATAACAACCTCTGTTAAGTTACAGAACTGCTTGTTGCGTAGAATAATCTCACTACAGGGGTTAGTGCCAAAGTCTGAATACTCTTTTCTCCTTCCGTTCTTGGCTGCTTGCTTCTCCGCTGCTGTCCTATTAAAGATACCCCGTTCTCCACTCTTGCTCTCGTATAAGGATAGCCACTCTTTAAGAAAGGCTCCTGTTTCTACAGAATCTGTATAAGCTACAGAATTATTAGATAAGGCTCTTTGTTGGTTGTCTTCCCACCATGCTCCAGACTTAGCATTACGCATACGAGCGTCTGAAAGGTTACTGAGAGAGATCAAAGCACTTCGCCTTACCCCTCCTACTACTACAACCTCTGCAACCTTACACATCAAATCATGGCAATCAATGGATACTAGCTTTTTATATCCTATGCCTATAGCGTCTTTAAAAATATTAATAGTAAATCGAAACAAGTCTTCTAGGGGCGCTGGCCCACTGGCTCTTCCTCCAAAAGTTTTCAGTCTTGCTCCGTGTGGACGAACATTCGATACGTCCCACTGTGGAATTTGTCCAGAATATAAAAGAGAAATTAATTCTTTATACGCTTTAGCCCATCCTATTTTAGAATCAGCTACTTTTATTATCGTGTCTGTTGGATGTAGTTCTTCTGGTAAGTCTGGAAGTTTATTAACGTACTGCCTTTCAACGCTGAACCCTACCCCTGTTCCGCACATTAGTATGTAAAGAGCTTCATCAAACGCTCTTAGAGTATCTACAGCCAGATAACTACAGTTAAACCCTGCAACATGGTCACGTTCTAATGCTTTACCTGCTGACATTAAAGCCCTCATGCTTGGCATTACTTCCAAGTTTAACACAGCGGTTTCTAGTTCTTTTCTTTCTTTAGTAGATAAAGCAAAGTCGTGTGTGTCTTTTAAATAATTAACAAAGAAGTCGAAGTATCTTCTTACGGTTTCTTCCCAGGTTTCCCTTCTTACTTTGTCTTCATTCCATCTAGCATATCTGCTTAGATGAATAAATTGTTGGTAATTTGTAGGTAATTCAGTTGTCATTATTCGTCTTCTTCATACATTTCCGATAACTTATCAAGAACTTCTTCAGCGTGTTCCTCTTTAAAATCTTCTCTCTTTATCTTTTTTATTTTCTTTTCTCTTGCGTTCCTTCTAGCTTTCTTTCGTTTTAAGAATCCTTTTCTTCGTTCTGCTTTTCGATCCCAATCAGTCACTGTCTTTGCTCTTTTTTACGAGGTAAAGAGCTATGATTGCATAGTGAATTATTTTAGCAAGTTCTAACCTCTTGCTAGACTTCTTTCCAAAGCGCATTGCATACTTCATTATGTTACCAATACAAAACCCTTCTCCATGTCCTGCATCTATAATCATATCAGTTGCTTGATACTTTCCAGAGCTATAATGTTTATGATAAGTAGAATCAATATAGTTCAGCATCTCTCTTAACATCTCATCTTCTTGAAACTTATATTCTTTCTTGCGAACAATCAAATCACTGTCCAACATCTGTCCACTCCTCCGGTAAGGTGTCTTCAGTAAACCATCTGAAATCATTAGTCTCTGCCCATTCAGCATGAGTCCTTTTTGTTCCGTCCTTTCTCTTTTTAGCTTGAGGCATAGGCGAGTAAGGGCTTGAGAACAAAAAGACAAGCTCCGTATTTTCTGGTAAAGCTTTCTTAATCCAAACATATTTCCTGTATTCTGCGAAATCCCAAAACCTTCCCTTTGCTTCTAGTAATATTGTTAAACCATTGAAAGACTTAACAAAATCTGGTTCGTAGTGGTGCTCTATAATGTAATGGATCTTGTCCTGGTGGTGTTGCCAAGATTTCAAAATACCATCATGTAAACTTTCTTCCCATCTGGAATCGTACTTAGGTCTAGCTTTTCTAGGCTTTCTTCTAATGGAATGTTCCTTTCCTGGCTTCTAATTCCAAGTCAATGGCTTTACTTAAAAGAACTAAAACTTCTTCATCTACATAATCTACAGAGTTTCCCGACATAATAAAACCTGCTAAAGCTATTACAATATCTGGTAACGTGTGCTCTGTTTCATTGGGGTCGAGTTTAAGCTGCATTGAATCTGTTCCATTGTAACATTCTCAATTTCTAATTCTGGTCTTTGTTTTATTACTCTCTTGATTCCGTTTTTTACCCACTTAAAAGAGTAAGCGTTTAAGTGAATACGATTGTTTGCAAAGAAGTGTGTCTCGTCTGGTAACAAGTTTTCAATGTTTTCCTTCGTTACCTGTTCAGCTTCTTCATCTGGCAATAAAGATTGAACCCATTCTATAAGAAGCTGTCTGGTTCTTCGATTTATTCTCCTTGCTTTTCTAGCGTTCACTAGGCGTTAGCTCCAAAACTTTAGGCGTAGATACAACCCTAGTAAAATACTTGATTCCGTTTGCATACTTGAAAAGTCTCAAACCAAAACCATTATTAGCGTCTGAATGACATTCCATTTTATAAGGACAGTATACGCATTGACGAGGAAGCCTCATGTTTCCACGTTTTCCTTCTGGTATAGGATTATAACATCTTGAAGGAGGTTTGTCAAGGTCTGCTGCGCTTCTTATGCTTTTTATCTTGTCCTTTATATTTATTTTAACTAGTGGGCCTGGTTGATAGAAGGCAAGCTCTCCACTTTCTTTATTCATTGCCAAGAAGCCACCTTCATCTGTACCTTCAGCGGTTTCATATCCTGATAACTGTGCCATGTATCCAAAAGGATCATCATCATGTAGCGTTCCTTCAACAAACTTTTTGAAAGCAAACGAAGAGGCTGTCTTAATATCGACAACCTGCCCGTCTATCTTACAATCCATGTGTCCCTTCACACCGTCTACTTCTATTTCCTTTTGCTCGTCCTCTACCTCATGGCCTGAAAGCTTGACAAGAAGAAGGACTAACTCTTCTAGAATATGTCCATATAAAAACTTAATAAACACTGAAGGGTGTGTACGATTATGTGCTAAGTTTCCATTCTTTAAATCATACCAAAGCCTTCGCATAGGTCTTCCTATGATAGACATTCGTAAACTGGTTCTTTCTTTACGAGGAGTAGACCAAGACTTTAAAACTGTTTTAATCCTTTCTCCAAACTCTTCTACTTGTTCATCAGATATGACTAGCTCTTCTGAATCACACAAACAAGAGAGAGTTTCATAGATGTCATCTACAACAGTATCTACTTTTTTAATCGTCACTATCTTGTTCCTCCTTATGCTCGATGAAACGAAGCTTTCTAGTGTTTGGATTAAACCCAAGAAGTTGAACGCCTAATTTCTTTTGTTCAGGGGAACGATGGTTTGATTTTGAGAAAGGCCCTTTGACTCCTCCTGGTCTTTTCTGAGCCATGAAAGATTTAACGTCTATAAGTTTAATGTCTCCTTCCTTATTCATAGCAATCAAATCAACGGCCCCTGTACAGCCACAGTTTTTAAATACTTCATACCCACGATCCCATAGCCATGTTACGGCATAGAACTCCGCCAAGTCACCTTTTCTACTGTCACAATGTTCAGGCTTTTTCATTATTCGCTCAACGAATACACCGCGTAGTCATTGTCCTTGTGAGTTACTATGTTATGTCCTGCCTTTCTCAAATCATTTATCCTGGCAGCTAGTCGGAAGCATCGGAAGTCTATCAAAGCGTCTATTGGTGAGATAGTTTTCCCTTCCTGTAAACGGGCTAAGATGTTTGCGTTTTGACTTGTTTTAGAAATTCTCACTGTGTTTTCTCCTGTTATAAATAAGTTTCACTAGAAGTTATTTTATATTTCTTTCCTTTGCTTTTTGCTTTGTTATTTATGCGAAGGTTATTATCACTAGCAGACACCCATTCTAAATTGTGAATAGCATAGTCTAATTTGTCCTCGTTAAGATGATCTACAGTATAAGTAAGGCTTGGACTAGGGCATCTGATAAATCCCATAGCAAAAATTCTATGGCAATACACTCGTCTGTTTCTTAAATAAGAATTTTTAATTCCTTCCTCTCCTTCTAAATTATAACACGGATAAACCCCCCTGCTGAATGTAGGAGTCAGCAAATAATTTCTATAATTAAGTATAAAAGGAAAATCAGACCTTCCTTTATAAGCAGGTAGAAGATGCTTTCCTCCGGTTTTATATACCGTGTACTTCCCTTTTGGCAAGGCGGCTAAAAATTCTGATGTACGATTTAAATCTTTTACTCTTTGTCCTTCTCCTTCAAAGAAAACAGCGCACTCAGTAATATCCTTTTTGTCTTCTGGACTTATTTCAATATTTAGTTCAAGACCTTTTAAAGATAATTGTTTAATGAGTTTCACTCCAGTTGTCTCCTATTTTGTATTCTCCGTCCAAAGGACAGAACAATCCTAAAGATATTCCTGCTTCTTGTATTGCTTCAACACCTGCTTTACCTACCTCCTCTGCATGATCTTCTCTTACTTCTATCTGCCACTCGTCATGCACATTAGCTACAAACTCAGCCTCGTATCCTTTCTCTTTAATCTTCTTATCTAGAATTACTAAAGCTTCTTTCATTGCTACTGCTCCTGCACTTTGCAAGAGCGTGTTAAGGGCGGCGTACTCGCTTCGGATAAGAATCTTTCTACCGTCCAATCCTTTCAAGTAGCCTCGTCCAGATGCCTCTGACACTCTCTTCTTGAGATCTTTGAATGCTCCCAAATTATGAAGGAAACGTTGCTTAAGTCTTTCTCCATCTGTTGTATTTCCTCCAACCACTTGTCCAAGTTTCTTATTTCCTGCACCGTAGATGAGGGCATAGATGAATGTCTTCGCCTGATTTCTTGATTCAAGTCCTGCAAGCTTTTGATTAGTGGTGTGTATATCTCCGTTAATGATTTCATTTCTGTAGTCCTCGTCTTTCATGTAGTGTGCAAGCATTCTGATCTCCAGACCACTCGCATCAATTCCAACAAGTTTATTTCCTTTGTCTACAATCCAGCACTCTCGACATTCTTTCCCATAGGGCGAAGCCAAGTTAGGAACCTGTGCCATGTTAGGCTTCATGTGTGTCATGCGTCCTGTAATTGCGCCTGTGCTTTTAATAAAGCCATGTACTCTCCCATCTTTGTCGTCTATTGCGTTTAGCCAGGAATCCACTTGAGCTATTCTTTTCTGAACAAGAAGGTACTCTGCAATCAGGGAAGCTTCAGGTATTCCTTTGACCCCCATCAAAACTTTCTCATCTACAATCGGTCTTCCGTGTTCAGTAAACTTCTGAGGCTTCCACCCAAACTCTTGTAAGTATTGTCCTATCTGTATTCGTGAGCCTAGATTAAATTCAACCGTCTTGTATCTTTTAATTGGCTCAAGGTTATTCTTAGCGGTAGCCTTCTCGTACTCTTCGTTAGTAAGTCTTCCTCCTTTAGCAACTCTGCTAATACTTCCGTCCTTCTTACGTTTAGGAATTAAAACAATCTCTTCTATCTTAGGCTTGAATATCTTCCTAACATCTTCTTCAACCTCTCCTAATCTTTCTCTTAGTCTAGCTAACAAAAGATAGGCTTTCTCTTGGTCTATCAGGAATCCGTGTCTTGTTTGCCTCTCTAATATCTTAGATACCTCATGCTCTAATATAACAGACTTCACAGAAAATCCTTTACCTTCTTTCTGAAGATACTTGAAGACTTCCAAGTTCAGTTCTACGTCCCTGATGCAGTAGTCTAGCATCTCTGCCGAGTATCTATCGTACTCTTCAAACACGATCTTAGGAAAGTTTAAACGAGAAGGCGCACCCCATGTTGCAAGCGCATGTGCGTTAGGGCCACTCCTGGTTGGATTGAATAACCGAGATAGAATTAGAGTGTCTACGACTTTAGTATTTTCATCAACAACCTTTCTTCCTGTTAATCTCTCAAGCACTGGAATGTCATAGCCCAAGATATTATGGCCCACCAGATAATTACTTCTCTCAAGCAGGTCACATCCGTCCTCTATCTGGTCAGGCCCAAACGTATATAGCTGTCCACTATCTATGTTCTTAGCAACCAGACACCAGATTCTAGAAGGCTTTAACGAGTCTGTCTCAATGTCAAAAACTACTCTTGTCATAGCTGGTCAAGATTTAAAGATGTCTCTTGCTCCTTGTCAGTTGAAAGTGTAAGCTCGTCCGTGTCCATTTCAGAAAGCCTGCCTGTCTCTCTATCATATATCAGATGCGTAGCCACTCCTACATCACCAGTGTATCTGCTTTTCAATATCCTTATTCTTGTGGTGTTAGCTTCAGTAGCATCATCTGATTGTTGGTTACGCTCTAGGGAAATCACACAGTCGGACAGTTGAGCTATGCTTTGACTGCCTCTCAAGTGACTTAAAGAAGTCTCTACACCGTTTTCATGTCCCTTGTTACCATCTACCCTGCGTAAGTGTGAAACGAGTATCAGACCTGCTCCTGTTTCTTCTACAAGGGATCGAAGCCTAGTCATTATATTATCTATAGACCTTCTCTCATCGCCTACAGCAAGGGAAGAAACAAGCATGTGTAAATGATCTACGACTATCCATTTACAATCACACCCCACGATCATAAATCGTAGCTTGGAAAAGATTTCATCTATGTCATTCGTTCCAAAGTGTGCGTGAATCCATACTCGATTCTTGTTCTTTCCATCATACAATATATCAAACATCTTATCAAGCTGTTCTTCTGTGAACTGCTCTCTAACATGATCAATATACATTCTGGCGTTGGCTTCAATGGATAAGATACCATCAACTGTCCTTCTCCAATCTTCCTCAAGGCTGATGATTCCTACATTGTCTTTTGTTGTTTTAATTAGCCAATGCTCAAGCTCTCTAGTTACTGAAGATTTACCAAGACCTGTACCTCCTGTCAAGGTTACTAGCTCTCCTTGCCTGAGTCCATAGAGCTTATCGTTGAGTCCTTTCCACGGATAGGGTGCTGACTCTTTCTTCTCTCTGTTCTTGAACTTGTCCTTATTGTCTGACACATTCAAAACACCAGAAGGTGTGTAGACTTTCGCTTCCCAAAAAGATTTTACAAAGGCAGAATGAGCATTCTTTTTAAGCATCTCATTAGGATCTTTGAACCCGTTAGGTAAGGTCATTATCCTAGCACTACCTGGCTTTAGAACTCTTGCTACTTTTCTAGCTGCTTCTCTTCCTGGCTTGTCATTGTCAAAACAGATTACAACATTATCGTAGCCTTCAATGAATTCTAAAGACTCTTTAATATCTTTGACCGCGCCAGCAGCACCAGACTTAATACTTACTACAGGCCACTTACCGCCGAACAATTCAAAGCCAGCCATCGCATCACATTCGCCTTCAACAACGGTAATAAACTTACCAGACTTCGGAGCTATCTGCTGTCCGAACAGTCCCGTGTTAGGAGCAGAGCCTTTCCAAGAAAAGAACTTCTGATCTACATACCTTGTTTTAGCTGCTGTGATTTCGTTCGATGTGAAGTAAGGGTATATGTGTTGAATAACTTTACCTTGAGCGTTTGTAATTATTTTAACCCCAAACTTCTTGGCCGTTGCTTCTGATATACCTCTATCTGTCAAAGCCCCAAACATTCCCTCAAGCTCTGACTCTGCCACGCTTGAGCGTTCTGCTTTTACAGTGTGTACTGCTTTTCCTTGGGCTAATTCCTCTACATTTTCAACTTCGGCAATGTATTCCTTACATGAGAAGCAATACCCCGAACCGTCTTCGTTAATTGAAAAGCATCCATTATGTTCGCATGATGGACATGACAAGTGTGTGTACTTAAAGCTATTCTTGGCAGCTTCCACGATCTCTCTCCTAAATTAGTTGTCATTACTACCTTCACTCTCTGCATCAGACACTAATTCATCATCTTCAATGAGGGCCTCCTCCGTTAAGCTGTTCTCAATCACTGAACGTAACTGAGTCAAAGCTGCTGTATGAATCGCTTGCTGCTTGTTCAACTGCTGCAAATCTGTATTGGCTTCAACCATTAGTTTAAACGCTTGTTGTGATTGACCAGGAAGTTTAGACACATCGTAAGTTTCTCCATCTACAATGTATGTCCACTTCTTTTCTCTTTGTTGTGCTTGCTCCATATTTTAAAACTCCAAGTCAGGATCTTCATTCCTGGTTGCAGGCGAGTCACCTCCAGCAAACTCCACTAGCTCCACAACCTGTGCAGCCACTAACTCTGGACGTTTAACTGTCGATTTACCTTTGCCCTTATACTCGACATGCTTCCACTGAACTCGTACTTTTGATCCGTTGCCTACATTCAAATCCACATCTTTTCCTTCCATGTCTACTAAACGTGGAGGCTTGTTAGGTGAACCATCATTGTTGTAAGCAAACTTCTTAAACACGATCACAGGATCAGGAGTGAAGTTACGTTGTCCCGCTGCAAAGCAGCTAACATATCCTTTGGATTTGAATTGATCAAATGTTTCATCGGATACCGCCACACTCACCTCATAAAAGGCAGGCTGAAACCTGTCATTAGGGACAGTTACATAAGGGTAATAGGCTATTCCCTCTACCACACTAGGGATACCGTTTATCTCTGTTGCCATTCGTTTGTTCTCCTTTACCACTAAAACCAAGGACTGCTATTGTCTAGTTTAACTACCATTTCACAATTTGTCAAGACTGTTTCTTGCTCATTAAACTTTAGCCCATTTACATAAGTGCTTACCGCCTCCATCAAATTAGAAGGCGCTGTGTCAGATTGTAACCCTTTCAAAACTGTCGAACCATCTGTTGTCACATCATAACGTACCATTACGTCATGCGTTCCACTATGATTTGACCTTGAAAGCCTCCGTTCCAAAGGTCGTAACTGTTCTTGTTTGTTGAGAGGCGTGACTTCACAAGGCTGTTCCCTGGATAGAGCACCTTCAAAAACATTCTCATATGGGGCAATTTGAATTGATCGAAGTTCCTCAATCTGTGCTGCAAGTTCTGCTAGTTCCGTATTAAATTCAGCCATTACTTCTCGAAGACTTTCTACACTGATCTCAGAGGCATCCAATCTTTGTACGTTTTTATCTAGATATGTGAAGATTTCAATACTTTTGACTTCCAAATCTTTCACTCGGTCAGCAACCGAAGCTGCATCTAGATTAGCTGCTTCTCTATCCGTGACATATTGGGATTGAAATATTCCAAATGCTCTCGCATTGCTATCTGCACTACTCGAAACATCTGCCACTTGTGAGATGATTGTCTGGTCAGCAGCATTAAAATCTGTCTCAACCCTACGCATCTGTGCCAGCGAGTATCGTCTAGCACTTTCAATGCTTTCAGTCAGACTCTCGACTATGAAGTATCCACTAGCAGCATTCAAAGCTGCTGCCACAGTCAGCGCAACAAGCATAATTCTAAGCATCACTTCCTCCTTCCTCTACTAATTCGTTGTCTAAGCACATAGCTTCCAATAGAAAAGTATATGCAAGTTTATTTAAAGTACAATAACCATTGTCAGGATCTACCCATCCTAATATGGAGGGAACCATCTTTCCATTTTTATAAGCCACGATATTGATCACTCCTAATATTTCCTCCTTCCATACATCATTTCTAAGCTCATCAAACAACTCCATCATCAATGCTTTCTGTTCTTTGTCCAGCTTTGGAGTATGGCTTTTGTCCAGTGCTATTCTTTCCACAAATCAAATCTCCCCTAGATGCTCAATAAAAGAAGGGATCAGTTCGTAAATCTCTTCTTCAGTTTTTTCCAAAAGTCCATCATGGTTCTGTTCAACATAGTCACAAAACCTTCTAGCTAGTGCATGTTTTGTCGGAACCCTTACGCCCATAGACATTACGAAAGCCTTCGTATACATGTCCACGATTTTCTCTCGTTGACGTTGGTTTTTTTCGTGAGCTAATCCCTCCAGTCTCCAGTATCGTGTCATGTCAAACTCCTCGCATTTTTACAAAGTATATCATATCTAATTTTAAATGTCAATACATTAAAAAGAAATTCCACCACCGCCTCG